CACCAGCTGCACGAGGCAAAATGTGGTCTACGTGTGTCCCGTCAGACCCGCATTGCTGGCAGGTATAGCCGTCACGTTGCAAGATGCGCTGTCTAATCTTGCGCCACTGGCTTGTTGAGCCGTTGTCCCGTAAAGCACTCATTTAATACCAACCATGCTTGCCATGATACAGCCACGCTTTGCACGGTGTTTGGTAACGCTTTGTTATGTACTTCAATGAGGCATCTATTTGACGGTATGGGTCAAGGTCTCGATACCAAGTAGATCGCATTTGACCTAATCCATAATGACTGTGGTTGCGTGCTGTGTATGACCACCTTGACTCTTTAGTGATGATCTTGTTAAAGCATTGAAACTGTTCATAGTTAATCAAACGACTATGTGCATAGAGCTTTAAGTGATCTATTGAGTATTGACTTCCATTTGCTGTCGTCATGCCCATGACACAAAGCACGCCCACAAGCACCAAACTACGCATGCGAGCTATCCGCCTCAGCGGCTCGCCAGCGAGTTGTGATGCTAGCAGTGGTGTCAAGTTACTGGTCAGTATGTGCATAACTCTAGCGTGCCACCTGCGTGTCGTCCACAGGCTTTGCACACCTGTGGATAACTTCTGTGGATAACTTTTAACGTGTGATGATTTCAATTTCGCCCCAATTCTCTAGCTTGATCTCACCCATTGCACGTCGCATGCGCCCATGATGTTCGCGCACAATCTTTGCTGGTGCTGGGTGTTGACGTTGCAGCTGCACTTGTAGGCAGGTCTCATAACTGGTGTTAAAGACAACCAATTTTGTTGGCAATGACAATCTGTTTGCAAGGTTAAGCCAAACTGTGCGGTGTGTGCGTATTGTGTGAGTACCGTCAGCAATGAGGTCTTGCCCTGACTCAACAGCTGCAACAGCCTTTTGACGCAACACAAACATGTATCTGCCCACGTCTAGATCACGGTTTACACGCACTGCCTCTGTGTTGTAGATGTGTTCAAAACCTGTTTTATTAGCTGCAACCCACGTTGATTTGCCAGCACCAGGCGCACCCATTAGCACGGTAATCACTGGTGACCCCAGCCTTTACCCTTAAATTGAATACCAAAGGTTGAGTAGGCACGGCTCATGTTTTGCCCGCAGCAGATTGGTTGGTGTTCCTCGTGGATTGATTTATCCACCTCAACACTGATTTGGCACACGTTGCATTTAAACTCATAGATCGGCATTTGAAACCCTTATCTGTGCAACCCCCATGACTTCGCACTTGGTGCATTGAATTACTTCCACACCAGCTGGCAGGTTGTCGGTTATCTTGTGAATAACTTGCTTGGTTACCTTCTTGCAAATTCGACATTCAAATTGCACTTGTTGCATAGTTTGATTTCCTCAAATTCTCAATAGGTTGCAGGTTTATTTGTGTTACCCACCAATTGGGCTGCTTGCTGTGCTTATAGCGTGGCTTTTGAGCCATTGCAATTGGTATCCAACCCGCTATGCGATAGGTCGGTGATTGACCAGTGACCAAGATAGCAATGTCTTGCTGTCTGTCGTACTCATGGACTATCAGCTGCCCTTGATCGTATTTTGTCCACTTGACCTCAATGTTATTGCCGACGTCAGCCTTTGACTTCATGTTGCATGTAAAAGGGTCGTACGGTAAACCCAAATACTTTGCCACAACCCACTCACTGCCCACTGACTCGGCATGATTGACCAAATAGTCATAAGTGTTTGCGTTGAGAAAGTCGCGGTCTGTTTCGGTCAGGTCGCCGTGCTGGCTAGTGATCTTGATTGACGCCATCAGACAGATCATTTGCTCATTTTTAGTTAACGTCATTTTCACCGACAATCACCGCAAAACCAAATAACTTTGTCTGTGCTGTCGTAACCAATTTGAAAGCCAAACGCGTCAAATTTGCACAACTTTGAACACTTGTCGCATTGGTCAATCTTGTACTCGCTAATTACCTCGCCTTGATAGTAAAGCCGACCTGTCATGTTTTGCGGGTTCAGTATCTCCATGTAATCACTCACGGCAGACGCACAACCCACTGACCTGTTGACCCTAGCTGATACCAAACAGGGTCACACTGGTCTGCCTTGGCTTTCTCGGTGCAAAAATAACCGCCCCATGACTTGCCTGTTTTTGCTGACTCACCAGTTTTAAACACTCGCGTGCCATGTTGGCAACGTGGCTTTTCCTCGATCAGTTGACCGCCTAGCTGCTGTGCGATTTCGTCAATTGACGAACCAAGCGACAAGACACCAGCCTTCTCAGCCTCACCAGCTGTGGCATAACTTGGCACGTCGCCAAACTTGGTTGTCCAGTAGTCATGTTCTTTGCTGACGTCAGCTGCTGCAACCTTTGTTGTCAACTTCTCGACCTGCTCCATTGTTTCGCGTGTGGCTTTCTCCGTGCCACCCATAACTAACGCCATGACGCGCATGAGGGCTGAGGTCGTTGTGTCCTCAACAAACCAGCGTTTCATGTTGGGGTTGTAAGCAGCTACAAAGCCGTAGGCATAATCAATGCCTGCTGGCTCGATCTCTGTCTGGTTACGCCAAGCCTTAGCCTGCACAAGAATGTAGCCCTTGTCTGCGTTGAATTCGACAATGTGTGCCTGCAAGCGACCTTCTGGGTAGGTTGCAATCCAGCGGTCTGTGCGTTCTTTATTGCCCTCGTAGTTATCTAAAAACGCCATTAGTCGACCATCTTGTTTGAGATGTGGCGACGGATAGCCTTACGTCGTGCCAAGCCTTCGCGCTTGCCTTCGTTAAAGCCTTTGGCATAACCAACAGCTGCGCCAAGTATCATTAAGAAAATAACGCCAACCAAACGACCCAAAGTTTCTGGGTCTAATAGATCAAGTACCATTTTGAATTCTCCCGAGTTCTAGGCGGTAAGTGTTACCACCTGCACTCAGGGTGACGCATCATTGAGGCTAAATCAAGTATTGGGCGTGTTGTTCGGCGTGTCATTTGGCTTAGGCTTGGATTTCAACCCGTTACCAGCCAGTACGCCGCCTAATGAGCCAGTCAAGAAAATGGCTAGTGTTTTGAGTAGGTCTATAAAAGCTGCGTCATTGGGTGCTTGTGCGCCAATTGGCTGTGTGACAAAGATAAGCGCGTATGTGATACCCAGCGTAACGATCAAAAAGACGGCTGCAAGTGTTGCGCCGATAATTAAGATTAGTTGGGCGTGTATTTCCTCAGGGGTTTTGCGTCGTGCTGGTTTGTGGTGACTCAAATCCAAGTATGTCGTCAGTGCATGTTCCAGTAGGGACGCATTGCGGTTTCTGACACTCGGGCTTCGCCCAGTTTTCGTATTCTTGGCACTCATAACGTACCCAGCCTTGATACCCACAAGCGGTCAGGATTAGTGCAAGTGCCCAAACCAACCCTGCCGCTGTGAGTTTTTGGCTACTTCCCCAAATTGCCAAAACTTTTGTCTTGCGGATTTAACCAGCGCAAAATTACTGGTGCAACAGCTGCGACGCCTGCCATTGCTAGGGTCTTTGGGTCAGTAACGCCCGCCATGTATAAGGCTAGGGCTGCTGCAAGAAATGATCTAGCCCATGAGGCTGCTACGGCTTTTGCTTTGTCCATTTTTTTGTCTCCTTTTTGATTGGTGCTGCTTTCGTAGTTGGTAGTTCTACGTTTGGAAAGTCGCCCTTGTAGGGCACAAACTTTGGCACGGCAAAACCGACGATTTCTTTGCCTTCACCGTATGACCTGACCTTAACCATGACCATGCCGCCGTTGCGTTGGTCGCCTGTGCCGCTGGTGTTGCCCTCAATTGTCAAGCAGGTCTTTGAGTTAATCAGTCCGACAACAATGCCTATGTGAGAAATGCGGTCTACGCCGTCATGTGGAAAATCCATAAACGCCAAATAGCCTAGCTGTGGCATGTTTGACCAGCGGCTAATCTCTTTAAATTTATGCGCACCAACAGCTGTGCCAACGACGCTGTGAATTTTGACGCCTGCTTGTGCCGCGCACCAATTGACAAATGAACCGCACCACGGCAAGCCGTCAGCCTTTGTAAATTTGCCGTACTTTGTCAGGTTGTCGCCTTGCTCGACTGTGCCGACTTCAGCTGCGGCAACCTCAATCAGGCGTGCGCTTGTACCCTCAGGATAAATCATTCTTCAAGACTCGCTAAGTAAGCCTGATAATCTGCATTTGCTGGATCGATTGGAATAAAGGAAACAATCCCCGTTTCGTCAATTTCTTGAATATAATCTACACCTGACATAGATGTCATTTTTGTATATTGAATAGCCATAATTTATAACTCCGAATTCGCTGTAAAATGGACTGATGTATTGATTGAGGCGTTAGCTGCTTGTACATAATAAACAGATGCTCTAGAGGTTCCAATCGTGTTATTAGTTACAGCTACATTAACACCACCTGCTGCACTATACGCATTGCCTGAAGCTCCGTTATTTGGAGAATACCAAACCATTGTCGGTGTTGCTCTTTTTGTTACCTTAAAAGTAGTATCAAAGCCTGATTGTGTATGTGTACCTGAACTAACAATGTAAAAAAACATTGCGCCATCATTTGTTACGGTTGCGGGAGCAACTCCAACGTCGTATGACTTTTCAAAATAACGCTGGCAAGCCGCTAATTCTAAAGCCTGAGTAGAAGTATTAGGAGAATAGGCACTAGCACTTCCAGCAATTTCTAACTGCAATCCAGTTACCTCAAACCAATCATTAGCCCCAGCTGTACCAGTTGGAGTCGATGATAAAAAGAAACCTATTTGAGTTGCTGTTGAACCGACTGTGCCAGTAAATGAATAGCGCGTCCATGTTGTAGTTATTGCTTGCGTGGTATCAACGATATTGACGTTGCCTGTAAAACCTGCGCTTAGATAGTTTTGATTTGTGCCTGTGCCTGAACTTAATCTTAAACCTAAAAGGCTTGAAGTAGGCGAATAATTTGCACCAGCCTTCGCATAAAAACTAAAAGTTACGGTTTGACCAGCAAAACGGTAAGAGTCGATTGTTTCAAATGAATAACCGATGTAATTTGCCGCTGTATTTGTATTGCCTGAGTCGCGAGCAACGCGCATTGAATACTGAATACCTGTTAAGCCTGAGGATTGTTGGCTGACTGTTTTGCTTGCAACACTTGATGATTGCCAGATAAAACGGTCTAGTGTGTATGTATTTGTCGTCGGTGCAGCAAAAGAAGTCCCACGTTGTGCCACAGAAAAATTTGAGTTCAGAATTCCATTTTTTCCTGCAACATAACTTGAACCTGTAGACGCCGTTGCCCAAGCAAGACCAGTTGCAGCAGTTGAGTCGGCTGTAAGCACTTGACCGTTTGTACCAACCGCAAGGCGTGCTGGTGTGTCTGCCGCTGTTGCCCCAATTAGATCGCCCTTTGCGTCAACAATTGCATTTTGAATTGCATTGCTATCGTCTTGTGCAACCCATGAAAAATCCATGTCGGTGTTTGACGCCTTCGCCAAAACCTGACCAGTTGTACCGCCAAGCAAGTCAGCCATTGAAGTGGCAACGGCTTGACCAAAGACCTCAAAGTCAGCAGGTAAATCCGTGACCAGATCGGTCGACGTAGGCATTTGCCACGAAAACGGTGTTGTCGGGTTCGTCATGTTTTCTCCTTGTTAAGTGATAATTGTTGCACGTGCCCAGTCAAGCGTTGGCGACACGCCCGACCATGCAAATGCTGGTGAGATTTCATACCATTGCAAAGACTGCAATGAGTAAGCCACTGGTGAAATGCTTAGCGTGATTGACAGCTGATTGTAAGAGGCTTGAAATGACCAGCCCTCAACAAAGCCCTGAAAAATAGCGCCCATGTTGGCAGGTAAATCGTTAATTGCCACTGCCTCGCCCATGAATACGCCAATGAGGTTGTCGCGGTCGCCGTCGTCTAACTCTGGGTTTGTAAGGTCAAAGGTAATGTCACTAAAGACTGCCTGCGGTATTTTGCGCAGGTTTAGATAAC